TTAGTCAACATGTCATACAAGACTTTGCCGTGTTTCTCCACGAATTGAAACAACACGAGAGTATTTCCTTTTAAGCTTATAGTAAGATTGGAAATGAACTCGTTTCGTTTTTCATTTTGTACTAACCAATCAAGTTCTTCTGCGTATGAAAATTTCTTACAATCTTTTCTTACTTCTTGTGGATAGCCCAACACAACACAGTCTATACTGAGTTTGGATAAAAGATCTTGATCCATCAATTCTTTTGTACTTGTAACTCTATGTACTCTGCCAAACAATCCTTCGATCACAAGTTTATGTGTAAATGTACCATCTAGAGTACCAGTGGTTCCGATTCTATATGGACATTCTTTCAGCTTTGTCATTATAGTTGTTAGTGATTTTGATTTGAACTGATGACATTCGTCACCAATAACTACATGAAAGTCTTTAAAGAACTCAGCAGACATTTTATAAATGCTTTGCCAAGTTGAAATTACTATTTGTTTATCTGTTTCTTTTTCTTGTCCACCATGTATTTTGTGGCAATAGTTTCTTAGCTTCCAAGGGGAAGACTTTGAATACTCAAAGAAATCTGAATACATTTGTGTAACTAGGGATATTGTAGGAACGATGATCAGGATTTTTTTATTCGCATCGATTTTGTTTAGATAATAACGAATGAGTGTGTAGATGATTAAACTCTTACCAGATCCTGTGGGAGATAAAAGAAGGCATCTATCATTGTTAATTGAATGACAGATACCTTCGATTTGGTGTTCGTGAAGTTTATATGGAATATTCAGTGCTTTAGCAAACTCTACGACTTCATCCGGAGTGATTGAATTTGTTTTTGGTTGCTCTGACTTCTCAACGCTATACGATCTATCTTTGGCAAATTGAACAACATAGTCTTCGAGTCCTGCGTAGATCTCTTGCTTGTATATGTTATAGAGTTTGATCTGTCCATCCCACATCTTGTTACGAAAGGTGGGCATAAATGTATGCCCAGGAACTTTAAATGTGAAAAAATCGGAAAGTTCTTTAGCATAGCTTCTTTCGCACTTTACCTTTATGTAAACAGAATCGATTGGTTCAATTATTAAATCACTCATGTCCCAGTATTTAGGACAATCAAGACTCCCCATTAATGAACTTGCGCCACATAATAGCATCCCTAATGTGGTATTGTCTGTTCATAATCATCTTTAGAATAGACTCAAGATATGCAATCTTTTCCTGCTGTACAAATACTTTATCTTTTTTGCTCTGTAAGTCTGGATCAGAATCCATATACAGATCGACATCTTGTTTCAGGATACGCAAATCAAACGGTTCCCAGTTCATTGCTTTCAAATCTTCCTGAGACATTTTGCCAGTATAGTATTCCCACTTCTGTTTGAGCATCAGTGCCAGATCTTTCTGGTGCTTTCTCAGAACCATTTTCTCATCATACAATATGTTTAAATACTTTCCGTGTAGTTGCGGGATGACCAACGATTCCGTATCTAAACGAGAATCGTCCAATTTCATATCTTTTTCGACTAATTGTTTGATATCTTCAAATAGCATAAATTCTCCAACATGGAGTATACTTCAAATAATTGAATACTCTAATTAAAAGTTTGATTTAAGTGTCTGGACTGTAAATCCGCTATAAGCAAATGTGACACTGGCTACTGCTGGATTAATGTCGCTAATAGTACTGTCTAGTTTTAGTCCGGATATGACGAGAGGAAAACACATAACATATGTAAAATGTAAAATGGCATTCGATTTACTATTCATTACGATCAATGAAATATCAGAAAATCTGTCATCCTCTTTGACTTGATTTTTGAATGTATCAATTGGCATAATGATCCTAGACCATTCATACAATTCCATCCAATTACTCATATCCTCATTAACTATGAAGTTTACTGTCAGATCGTCATGCACAGTCTTGCCAGGGGTGCGTTTAATATCGGTAGCAAAGGGACTAGGCTGACTTATGGCAGTGCCCTGTATACCGGGTAGGGTAATTGCTTGACAGAAGTAAACTAAGTGAGGCGTTCTATGCAAAACCATCTTATATTCATTCAACTGCATAGGGTTGATTGACTTTGGTTGTCTGGCTATTGCATTGGTGATGAATGTAGACATATAGGGTATTTATAAAAGAATAGGGGGTTCCTTGCGGAACCCCCTAATCAATGTGTTGTACACTAATTATTAGTTAGTGGATGGGTTGAATGAAGCGTCGTTACCATGCAGGTTTGTTACTCTGAAGATACGGTAGTATTGATTGCGTCTGCGTGTCAATACTTCTGCATCTGGCAGATTGCTGTTGTTGAGAACATACGGATTACTTACCATACCGTAACGGGTCTTGAACCCGATCTTTGGTTGGAAGTTACCAGTATCAACGGCTCTTACCATTTGGAGCGGTACATACGGGCAGTAGAAGAGTCCTGCATCGTATGGACTTGTTCCCTTGTAACCTACGCATACGAAGTTAACTGGGGAGAACGACTCTGTGTGGGTTGGCATCGAATATGGATCGATATAAACCTTGACTCTACCACCGTGCAGAGTACCAGCAAAGCTGTTACCATTTACATCGGTATTGAGAGCACCACTGAAAGCTGGGGAGAAGTCGAGCAATCCGCTCATACTGAGAGCAGCGGCGACATCTGGGCTGACGATGATGAAGTTACCCTTACCACGGCGAGTTTCTGCACCAACTACATTGCATTCGCGCTCGATTTGGAAGGTTAAACCACGGAACTTTTCTGCACTCCAACGACCGTCGGAGTCAAGTTCCAGATCGTAGTTACCACCACCAGCATTACCATTCAGTCCTGCTCCGGCACCCTTACCTGCGAGATCGGCTTGTTGGCAACCCAACTTAGCAACATCGTAGATTTGTCTGACCAACTCGCGGTTGATTTCAAACATGATTTCGGTGGAGAGAATGTTAGCTAACTCGGTCTCAGCATCAAGTCCGTGAACGGCCTTGAGATCTTGAGCGAGTTCAGTTGTGTACTCTGCCTTGAGGGCGCGAGTCTTAGCTGTTACGGCTGTCTTTTCGATGGTGAACGACATTTCACCGAAAGCATTACCACCGCTACCACCGAGGTTTTCACCATAGGCAGTTGTCATACCACGACCAGCTTCGAAGCGGCCGTCGGTACCAGTACCACCGTCATCGGCGAAGATGTCGCCCATGTCGCCACCAGCAGCGTAGCTAGTTCCAGCGCCAGCACCGAGCGAAGCTCCGGTACCACCAGAGAATCCGGTGTTAGCTTCCTTCATGAAAGCTTCATTGCTGTTGTTAGGTCTTGCACCGAAGCTATTAGCACCGTACTTGGTCTTCATCGCGAAGATGAGTCCTGTTGGACCATTCATCGGTTGAACACCAGCAAGGTCGTATGCCATAAGATTCGGCATGGCTCTGCGAACCAAGCTGATCATGATAGGATCGAACGAATCGATACCTGTTCCTGATGTGCTTGATGCACCAGATTCAAAACCACCAATGTTGCCCAGGCCTGTGCCCGAGATACCTTGATAGTTTTCGCGGAGTGCGCGCTCTTGGTTTTCCAAGAGAATTGTGGTGACTGTCTTCCTGTAATTATCTGTAATGGTTGGTAATGCCTTGTGCTCAAGGATTGGTGACCATTTCTTGCGGGCTGACTCTGTTAACATTTGACGATTCGGGTCCATCTTGTTTTCTCCTTTAAACCTTTATTTGTCTGACTTTATTTATAATTTCCTGATTTTTGAATTAAGAATTCAGGGTTCTGTTGATTGTTTTGTAATACAGTTCCATTTGCGGGGTGAGTTGCACATCATCTTCATTTACATCTTCTAATGTAGATTCTAATAAGGTTACTTGCTCATTCATTCTGTCTTGCTTGCTAGAAGCTGGAACAGATGTTGATTTTTTACCTGTAGAAACGATGCCTTCGATCAGAGTTTGCACTTTGGAACGGAAGCTATCTTCATCCGAATATTCAAGGTTTTCTGCAATTTCTCTAGCTTTTTCAGCTTGAAGAACTGACAGTCCTCTTGTTTCTTCAGCAAAGACTCTTTGTGCTGTTAGCAGTCCGATCTCTCTGTAAAGATTTACATTCTTTTCGATTTCTTCGTTGATTCGCGATTCTAAAGTTACAACTGCTTCAGAAAGCTCATCAAAGAGATTTGTTTTCTCTTGTGGCACTTCGACATACGATTCGTTAAACAGATTCTTGAGTCCACCGATGAAATCTTCGGCAATCTCAGTTCTTAATCCGTTTTCTATTGCTACGGTATTTTCCTTTACCCACTCTTGAATTACATACGAAAGATAGTCATCGAGTTGCTCAACCAGAGCAGATTTGACTGTTTCGACTTCTTCTACGAGTTTCTCTTCGAATTGTTCGATAAGAGCTTCTGTGATTGTTTCTACTTTGCTTGTTATAGCAGCTTCGTAGATTTCAGCAGCATTCTTGACGAAATCCTCAGAGAGATCTTGCGATCCGAAGATAGCAGCTAAATCGTTTGTGAGTTCTTCTGTTGTCATTTGCGGAGCTTGTGGGGTGATGTACGATGGTTTCATTTGCAGTGTTGCGGCATTTGCAGCAGCATTTGTTGCAGTTGGTTGAATGATTTGCTCACCCTTACCAAATGCATCTTTAACACCACCACCGAGTGCATCATGTGCAGCTCCACCACCTTGAGCGGCTTGTGGAAGTTGACCCTTGAGAGAAATGGATGCAGCAGCAGAAGTAGTTGCGGAACCCTTCATAGCGTCACCAACAGCTTTCTTTACTGGAGCAGAAGTTTCTTCTTCTTCGCCATCTTCTTCTTGTTCTTCTTCTTCGCCATCTTCTTCTTGTTCTTCTTCTTCGCCTTCTTCATCTTGATCTTCGTCTTTTTCTTCGACGAGTTCGTATTTATTGAATAAATCTTTTACGATTTCTTCTGCTATTTTCTTAGGGTCCATATGTTAATCTCCTTG